CAGGAAGTGATAGGCGACGCGACGCCCGATCCGATCGAACTCGATGCCCTGACGGATTGCGTTGCCATTCGCCGCGGTGTCGCTCTGCTCCAGCGGCAGCATCTCGGCCGGCAGCATCTGCAGCTGCAGCGGCACGCTCAGCCCGTCGCCTGTGCGCCGCGGCCGGATCCGGAAGAATACCTCGCCCGCGATGAAGACCTCGCGCGCGGCGCGGCGCTGCAGCCCGTAGAAGTCGGTCAGCGCCTCGGCATCGGCCTCGTCAGTCCAGGCGAGCCACAGACGCTGCAGCTCTTCCTTGCGGGCGGGGTCTGCGATCTTCGAGATCGGCTTGATCCCGTCGCCCGCGGTATTGGCCGCCCAGCTTTCCACCGCGTTCACCGCATAGCCATTGTTGCGCACCAGCCAGCGCGCCCGGGCGGTGATGTCCGGGCCACTGGCTGCGATCAGCGCATTGACATGCGCGCGCGTCGCGCGGAACCCGCGCAGCCGACGGTGGTGCTGGCCCGCGTCGAACCCGCCGATGAAGGCCCCAAGACGTTGCCGCCAGTTCATCGCGGTCATCACAGGTCCTTCGCGGCATACGGGCGGAGGATGCGGCGGCCGGTGCGTTCCAGTGACGCGATCCGCCGCTCGATATCCGCGATGGCCGCCGCCAGTTCCGCGTCCGAGCCATAGGTCACGGTCTTGCCGTCATAGCTGACGCTGCGCGTGCCGCTGTAGCGCGCGGCCAGCAGTGCGCCGTGATGGCGTTTCAGATCGTCGAGGGTCATGCTCATTCCATGTACTTGGGCGTGCTCACCCGCCAGCCGCGTCGCCGCCGCGTCGTCACGCGCCCCGCCTGAGGCTCGGTGGGTGTGTCGGATGCCGCGTCTGGCTCGGGGGCGGCGGTCTCCACCCCGGCCTGTTTCTCGAGGCTCTGCCACATCCGCGCGTCGAACCGGTCCGCGCCGAGGATCCACGCCGCAGCCCTTGCATAGATGCGGGTGTCCAGCGCCTCGTTGCGCTCGCGCATCTTCTGCCATTCCTGCCGGGCATAGCCGCGCTTGTTGCGGATGGTGACCAGCTGCTCGGCGACCAGCTGTTTCAGCCATTCGCTGTCGGCCCAGTCCGGCAGGTGGATCGTGCCGGCCGGGTTGGGTGCCTCCGCCTGAGAAGCGCGCTCCAGCCGCAGATAGCGATAGGTCTCGGCCTTGAAGGTGGCGGTGGCCACGCTCCAGAGCCGCGCGCCGCGCTTCAGCTTGCGGCCGTTCACCGTGGCATCGACGAAGGTCGGCCCGGAGACCGGCGTCGCCCGGTTGAAGCCTTCGAGCCCCTTGACCGGGGCCACCTGCGCCGTGCCCTGCTGGCGCGCCCAGGCATGGACGGCGGCGGACTCGTAGCCGGTATCGATGGCGAACTTGGCCAGCGTCATGACCGCGCCCTTCTCATGCACCCATGTCCGGCCCAGCAGTGCCGTCAACGCCTCCCAGCAGGCGGGATCATCGGGCCCACCCGGGATCACGATGTGATCGACAAGCCAGCTTTCCAGCCCGCGGCCCCAGGCCCAGACATCGACCTCGATCCGGTCCTTTTGCACATCCGCCCCGGCGGTCAGGAACAGCCCCTGTTCCGGGATCTGCGCCGGATAGGTCTCGCGCCGGTCGGCGAGCCGCTGCCAGTCCGGGGCCTCGCCGCTCTCGACCCATGTCTCGCCCAGCAGGGTGTTGCGCGCCGCGCGCAACATCTCGTCGGAGCCTTGTGCGGCCAGCCACTCGCGGGCGATCTGCGCCCAGCTCTTCCAGCCGATCGGCGAATAGAGCGCCGAGAGGTGAAATCCGATGGCGGTCGGGTCGGTTGGCACGGCGGTTGCCCGCCATTCGCCCCGTTCCAGCATCGCCGTCTTGTGATGCTCGGCAATGGGGCGTGCGCAGCCTTCGCAGTGGTAGGCGGCGGTCTCGGGCTGGTCCTTTGCCCAGCGCAGCCGCTCGAACTGCAGCCATTGCATCGCCCCGCAATGCGGGCACGGCACGAAGTACCGCCGCTGGTCGCTGGCCTCGAACTCGCGCTCGATGCGGCTCAGCCCGCGGATCGTCGGCGTCGAGACCATGAACACCTTGCGCCGATGCGCGAAGGTGGTGGTGCGGGCTTCGGCCAGCGTGACCGGGTCGCCTTCCTCGTCGGCGGAGGCCGGATAGGCATCGACCTCGTCGAGAAACACGTAACGCGCGGGCATCGAGCGCAGGCCGGTGGCACTGTTCGCACCTGTGAGCACGAGGATGCCGCCGGGAAACTCCTTCGAGAGCATCGAATTGCCCGCGTCGCGCGACCGCGCCGGTTTGACGCGCTCCTTCAGCGCCGCGCTGTCCTCGATCAGCGGATCGATCCGCCCGCGCGAACTGCGCTTGGCCATCTCGACCGTGGGCAGCACCGCCAGCATCGGCCCCGGCGCATGGTGGATCACGAACCCGATCCAGTTGTTGCCGGCCTCGGTCGCACCCACCTGCGCGGCTTTCATGAACGAGATCCGCTGCGCGGGATGCCCGGGCGACAGCGCATCCATGATGGCGCGCAGATAGGGCGTGCGCACGGTGCGATACCGCCCCGGTTCGGCCGAAGCGCGCGAGGACAGCCAGCGATGCGCATCCGCCCAAGCCGATACGGTGAGATCCGGATCGGGGCGCACGCCGCGGCGCCAGGCGCGCAGGATGTCCTCTGACCCGTCGAACCCGAGATCGAGGTCGGCAGTCAGGTCGTCGCCGTTCAATCCCTCGTCATGATGTCCGTCATTCAAGCGAGACCCTGAGGTCTGCGAGGACGTCGAGCTGCTCTCGGACATGCGCTTCCAGCACCCTCTGCAGGATCGCCGTCTCGATCGTCACGGCCTCTCCCGATGCGGCCTCCATCTCTGCGGCCAGTTGCGCGGCCATCAATGCGGCCACGCGCGTGGGCCAGGTCACCCAGACATCGCGCTCCTGCCGCGCGAGGCGGAACACCAGCGTCTCGGCGCGGGCGCGGTCGACCAGAACGCCCTTCTTGCGCTGGATCGACAGCTGGCGCTCCTGCGCCTGGTAGACCGTCAGCGCGGTGCGCGCCTTCAGGTACGAGGCGCTGTCGCCGGGGCCGGAGACCGCGCCGGCCGTGTCACCACTCCCGACACCACCGGCGGACCGGTTTTGCTGGTCGGGATCGGTCGTCTCCGCGCGCCGCGCATCCGAGGCGGCCGCGTTGATCGAGCCGTCCGGGTAGAGCACCAGCCGCCCCGTCTTGCGCGCTTTCTGCACGGCCCCGCGCGAGAGCCCGGACCGGGCGGCATAGGCACGCTCAGACAGACCTTCCATGACCCCATGCACTCCCTTAGGTCATTGAATATAAACGGTTAAGATCGTCTAATTCAGTTGATTACGCTCCGGATCGGAGCGATTCTCGGATCAGGACAACAAAGCCGGATCGGAGACACGCCCATGACCATCGCCCAACGCTACAACACCGAGGCCGCCCGCTTGCTGCCGCATATGGCAGAGGACCTCGCGGTCGAGCCGACCATCACCACCGCGAACGAGATCGACGAGATCGTCTTCCGCCGCAGCGAATACCTCGGCGGGATGGCCTGCGCGATCTTCGCCATGCTCGAACAGCAGGACGAGGGGAAAGCATGACCGCCATCACCACCATCCGCATCGATCACGACACGCTGCCCGCCCGGTTTGAGAGCAAGAACCCCGACGCCGTCGCCGAAACCATCGAGGCCGCGCTGCGCGACAACGGCATCACCGCCGAGGCGTCGGACGTGATCTCGCGTCTCAAGATCGAACTGCCCACCAGTAAGCTTTCCGCTGCCAGCACCGTGCTGGCCGGGATGAGGCTGATCTGATCCGATCGGATGATCAGAACGCAATCTTATGATCCTGATTTGCCTACACTTTCCGATCCGCCAGAGCGATTCTGATGACACGGAAACGATGCAACTCACCCAACGGAGCCACGCCATGACCAGCCTGAACCCGCAAACCACGCCCCGCCACCAGCTGCGCGCCGAGAAGGCCCGGCGCAACAAGGAGGCCGCACTCGCCGCCTTCGTCGCAAGGAAAGCCGAGATCGACGCGCGGATCGCCCGCCTTCAGGCACTCAGCGACGACCACTTCAACTGCCACCCCGACGAGGTTGGCTGGGCCATGGTCGGCACGCTCGAACACTACAACGGTCTGCTCAAGCGCATCACCGACAGCGCTTTCGGCGAGGGCGAATACGCCCGGTAGCTTGTCCAATCCCCGGAG